AACTTCTCCTTTATAAGTTGCACCAGTAACAGTTTCCCAACTTGCATTTCCTGAACCGTCAGACATAAGAAATAATCCCGCACTCGCTCCAGTGGTTATCTTGATTGCCGGTGTTTCCACTACTCCGGTAAATACAGGACTTTCCAAAAATGCAAAAGTTTTCCGTGCGGTACCTGAGGTAATTGTACCGTACCATTTATCAGTAAGAAATTCTACTACTCCCGCTTCTGGTGTCCCAAGTAATGTGCCACTTGTGAATTTAAGTGGCGCTGTGGAAGCCGTGGCTGTACCAGCTTTTAAATGCAAAACTGCAGTCGGAGCTGTTATTCCAATACCGATGTTGCCATTTGGTAAAATTCTCATAGCCTCAGCAAGACCGATATTTACCCTTGAAGTTGAAAATGTTAGATACGCTTCATAATCCCCACTCATAGAAGTCATTTTTCCAGTTTTAATACCTGCAAAATATGCATAACCCCCAGCATCGGTATATTTACCACCAAGTGTAATTGACCCCCCAATGTCTATTGCCTGAGTATTAGATGCGGAAACATTAAGATTTCCATAACTACTTTGAGCACTCTTATTAACACCTAATATATCTAAATTAGTACCCGGACTTGTCGTCCCAATCCCCAATCTGCTATTCGCATCATCCCAATAAACCCCTGAATATGCCGTCCATGTTCCGTCATTATTATATAAGGATTGTCCTTCGGTACCTGTTGGTAATAGTCCTATTCCTGCTGTTTGATTAAGAGTAAATCTTGCTCCACCATTGGTTGCGGTATAGTATAAATTAGTTCCATCATATTCTATGGCACCAGCTTCCGTAGTTGATAGATTTGTTCCACTTGTAAATTTTAATGGTGCTGTGGTTGCTGAAGCTGTACCAGCTTTTAAATGTAAAACTGCAGTCGGAGCTGTTGTTCCAATACCGACGTTGCCAGCACTCGTTAATACCATCTTTGTCGTTGATACTTCGCTATTTCCTGTTTGTAAGTGCAAACTGGTTGCGTTGTTGGTTGTACTGAACGTCCCCTCGGCAACTGCTACAATTGAAGCGGCCCGTAATACTGCATCTGATCCGTCCGATTCTAAAGGCGCATAAAAGTTCAGCCTACCCAATACATTATTAGCCACAACCGTAGGCTCTTTGGTTCCCAACGTAAGAACTGATCCAGTGGTAGTAAGCCCGTTTTGAAATTCAACAAATGAAACGGGTTCTGCGGTACCAGATCCAAAGTATCCACTCGATAGCCATCTACCAAACTCAACAATTGCCCCCCCGGAATTATACCGACCAAAAGCCAGATTATTCACGTTATTGGCAGTTTGAATGCTTTGTATATATGTGCCATCCTCAACTGCAGGATTAGATGTTCCAGAACCCGCCACAGGCATTTTAATCAAAGAATATGTTGGAAAAGTACTTTTACTATTACCGACAGTAAGTCCACCAGTATAATTAATGATATTGATAGCACTATTATTGGTTGTGTCAGCAATTGTAAACCTCGCATTCGGAGTAGTGCCTCTAACACCTGCATTACCTCCGGTGGTCTGAAGATTAACGTAACTGGTGGTCTTGGTTGCGTGCGATGTTCCATTCAGCGTCAAATCGTCATTGGCCGCCGTTCCGCCGTTAATCGTTTGGCCTGTTGCACGGCCACCGAGGCGGACAAATTTTACGGAATCAAACTTGCTTGCTGCCAACATCCCGGCGGTGTCCCGTGCATCAATGATGTTCCAATGTGCCGTGCTGTCCGTGCCGGTTAGTTTTGTTTGCCAGTAGGTCAGCTTCAGCCCGGTTATGGGATGGGATGGCAGGCCATTTAACAAGGTAAGTTTGATCGTGTCGGCCGTTATGCGGGGAGTTTTTACCGGATTATTTTGACCATAAACAACCCCACCAATCAACATCAATATGATAAATATTCGTCTCATCGCTTTTTGATTGCAATATAAGAAAAAGTTGCCCCGTCTGTAAAGTTAACTTTAAATCCGGCTTCATCATAGTCTCCCAGTGAACATACCACTGAATTACCCTCTGCGTCCATGGCCCAAAGCACCGTGACCACATAATCAGTTCCGGGATCAAATGAATCAGTAAAAGCAACCGTTTGTTCGCCCGCTGCAACTGTTTCCGTTCCAGCCCGCCATTGGTCAAACGGTGCAGGTGAACCGCCGCCGTCATCAGCCAACCCGCCGGACTTCAGGAAGCTCTGATCGTTTTTTTCAATGATAACCGTTCCATACTTCGTAAACTTCATCAGACTTTGGCTCTTCAACCCAGCCCCAATACTTATACCTGTTCCGATCGCATCAACGGCCTCGGTATAGCTGACTGTTTCCGCCGCCGTTTTAACCTCAATGAACGTCCCGTAAATCGTGGAATGCCGAAGATCAAACTCAATATCATCAGGTGCGAACAACCGATCATTCAAATCCGGCACCTTGATACTGTTGTAATAGGCCATTTGACCGACCATGTTTGCCCGGAGCTTAAGTACCGGAGTAGTATATTGATCGATCATGGATTGTATCATCCATCCAATCAACGGGTAGTCCCCGCCGCTCGTTCCTTTGCGGCTCCAGTCAGCTGATATGGCCCCGTCATCGGCACCAATGCGGATCAGTCCGTCATACATATACCACATATTGGCTGTTGCGCCGTTCCCTTCGCTGAACAATAGTTCCTCGTTTTCCGCAACCTCCTGATTATTGGCTGATATCGTGGCGTTTATTGAAGCTGATTCGGCATACTGTTGATCTTCATCTTCGAGGCCTGTTAATAATACTTGCTCAATGTAACAAACCGTGCCATTATTGGCGTCAAATATTTTGATCTTCACATCCCCGGCAATCGGCACCGCATCGATATCAAATATATGATCGGTAGGTGTAACCTCATCAGCGGCTGAATAATTGATCTGCCAACCAGTCCCTATTGTTTCAGTCCATTCAGTTCCATCCCAATAATAGACAGTGCCGGCGCCATCATCAACAGTCAGATGTATTCTGATTTTTCCTGGTATTGAAAAAAAACAACCCCGGATATTCAATTGTAAAGGCAAAGCTCCTAATAGTTGTGTGTAAAAGGTATCAGATTCGATGTACTTAGCGGAACTGTATGGGGTAGCCGGTGCGTAAATCATTGTTTTGCCTTTTACATAAATCCGCTGCCAGCCGGATGAGGCGCTGATTGTCCAGTGCCGTGGCGTGAATGTCGGCGAAGCGCCAAACTCTAATGCCGGAAAGTTCCACCCGATAAATGCAGACTTCCGAAGTCCGTAGTTTTCCGTAATCAGATAACTTTTGAACCCTCCGACCTGCTCGGTTTGCGTCCCACGCATCAGCATAAATCGTGGCGAACCACTTGAATCCGTTATTGTTTTGGCAAGTGTTAATGTACCATTGTCCGCGTAAATCCAGGTTGTACCATTAAACTCCCGGTATGTGCCCGATTCTGCATCATATTCCGTGGTGCGAACAATATACCACAATCCTTCAGCCTGAAAAATACGGGCCCGGTATTGGCGCAAACATTCCTCTAATACTACCCGACAACTAACCGCCTGTAATTCGTCATTTAAAAACCGGTTTTGATTGATCCACTCCCATGCCAGCGGATCATCTTCCGGATCCTGGTCCATGGTGTTCTCGAACAAGTTGACCATTGACCGGATGTTTAATGCTAAATTGGTGTTTAATAATGCTTTGGCAATAACATTCAGCTTCACGTCCCAACCTTCATACCCGTATCCGGTCAGCGGATCAACAAACGGGATATCATCAAGCATGCCCAGATGGTCTGAGCAAATCACGGACAACGTGCGAAACGGAAGATAATCTTCCACGATTGTCCCCGGCAATACGAACCCGTACCAAATACCAACCGAATCTTTGAGGATCTCAACTTTATACTTCAGCGCGTCAACCGTCTTGATCCAATCGTAGTCATCATCAATACCTGCCTCAATATTCAATGTTACCTCGCTTCCACGAATGCAATGGAACATATCACCCTTGCCCGGATACCTGATCTGCACCGGATTTCCGGTCATGTTCATAGCAATTACATCACCGGTATATTCATCGCGGTCGTAAATGTCAATAGTCCATTCAGTGTCAAAGTAAACATCGTCAAAAGTTATCGTTGCTATTTTATCCGTATATGCCATTAGGTTCGCGATTGTCTTAATGCCTCATCACCAAATACATAAACTAAATCACGGCCCCGGATCATCAGTTGGCCCCGGATATCCGCACTTACAATATTTTTCAGTTTGCTTAACGGTGCGATAATTTCCGGATCAACTGCCGCATTTCGGTTGTCCCCCACTACCGCCATTGTTGGTGCATATGCCAGCCCCCCTTGCGCAAACTTAGGTATTGCCGTTGCAAACACCCCAGCCGTCAACCCTCCGGCCAATGCTGCTAATCCTACCCCGATCGGGCCTAATTTCCCCGCGGGCCCCAATATCGTATTTTTAATAGCCCCGGCAACTGCAATGGCCGTGTAACTGGCAATGATCTGTATAGCCGCTTGCCGGACTGCATTTTTTGCCATCTTGCCAAAATCCTCCCAATCTTCCCCGCCCTGCATCAACTGGCTGCCTAAACTTTTTAAGCTATCACCAAGCGCGTCAATCATGGTAATTTGTTCGCTGACTGACTTTGCAACCTCGGAAGTATTGTTTTCAATTACCGGTGTCAACTGTCCCCAAAGCTCTGTATTGTCCGTTACAGATGTTGATAATCCCTTGACCTTCTCATCAACAGCAACTATTTGACCGTCAATATTTTGAAATGTCGTGACCAGCTTTTCATTAGCGATACTCCAATCATTAGTCGGCTTTACTCCAGTTACAACTGTTGGCATCTCCGGCTTTTCCAGCGGTGTCATGGCAATAGGCTCCGCCCGAGTTCCGGTCAATCGTGTTCCCCGGAATTGCTCGTTTAATCGAATCGCCTCCTGAAGTTTATCAATGATCGCCTGAATACTTGCCTTCTTGTCAATATCCGGAGTTAAATCATATTGTGTGTTAAGTTCCTTTATTTGTGCCTCTAAACAAGCCGTTTCGCCTAATACCGTATTGACATCAGTCAGTTTTTTGATACGGCCCTCAAGCAATGCAATCTCTTCTTTGTAGCTGCCAAAAGTTTTGATTGCTGGATCTGTGCTAACTAATGGTGCTTCAGATTGTGCTTTTTTTAGATCAGCAAGTTCATCCTGCAAAGCTTGTAGGGATTCTGTTGCTTTGATAACTCCCTGTTGGTTCACCGGTACCCATTCCAATGATTTACCGGCTTCAATCTGATCCTGAATAGCTTTTATTGCAACCTTTGTGCCTTCCAATTGTGATAAGGTTTCATTCCGTAATACTGCAAACTGACCCAACCCGGATTTAACCAACTTATCATATCCCTTCGCCGCCTCCTCCAATGGATCAAGCGTGGCAATTAATGCCGTAGTTCTATCCTCAAGTATCCGATTTGCTTTATCCTGTACAGTAATGCCTTTTAGCGTTGCCCTTGTTTCTTCTTGTATTTGTGTGGCGAATGCTTTGGCTCCCATGCCTGACCGGAGTTCAGTTGCCGACTTCATTCGTTTGGCCAGTGCATCCAATGCCGGAGCAACCTTTCCCCCGATCAATTCCATGACATCACCCCAGGCATTTTTAAACTGATCAACCGATGATACCCCGGCTCCGGCGGTTGCTTCGGCTAATCCCTTTACCTTGCCTGTTAGTGCTGTTGTAATGGAATTAAACCGATCGGATGATCCGGCTGCACCCTCTACTGATATACCGTACCTTTGAAGTGCATTGGTTGACCTCGAAAATGTTTTGGCAATTAATTTTCCAGCTGTTGGCAAATCAACATTCATCAGTGTCGCAAAGTCAGCTACTAACGGCGTTAATTCGACAATTTGATCGGCGTTCAACCCCAATGCCCGAAGCATAGTCATTGCCCCGGCTATCGCTTCATCATCAAATAATGTTTTAGATTGTAAAAGTGTAGCATTATCAAGCAATCGCTGTTGTTCGTCAACATTCCCCTTAGTAGCTACCAACAACTGAGCGGCGGCCTTTTCCGCTTCATCAAATGCCTGAACAGCTGATTTGCCAAACTCAATAACAGCGCCTACTGAAAAAGCTCCGGCCAATAAACCCCCAAGCGCTTTTATGTCGGCGCTAAACCCGGTAACTGATTTTTTTGTTTTCCGTAAACTTCGCTCGAAGTTTTCAGTATCCGCGCGAAAAAGAAAGTTAAGGCTTGCGAGTGACATACGTGCTCCATTTCTTGTCTAATTGTTCAAACTCTTCACGGGTCATTATCCTGGGTTTCTTTTTTTCTTTTAGCGCAATATTAGGATCAATTTTCATCCCCTTTGGCAAATGAATGTTAATCATTGAAATTGTACGCATCCATGCCTGTCTTTCTTTATATTGCTCATAATCGAAAAACCCTTTTTGAGCGCATAGGAACTCTAACGGCACCATCTCCCAGAATACCTGTGGTGATAAGCGAAGTTGACCTAAACCTATCACCATCAGATATTCAATGGTTATCTCTTCCTTGCTTTCTGCGCCTGTGCTTGCTCCAGCAACGGCGCGAAAATCTTTCCCAACTGCACACCGATTAATCCTGCCAGTTCAGTTAATTTACCCGGCTCATCCAATAAATCAGCGACCTCTATTTCCGTCAATGCACACTCCTTACCCTCTTTGCGAAGTCCCTCTTTTATGGCCAACCAGCAAATATAAACCGTATTACCTATGCTTGCGGTTTTTTGAATCTCCTCAATTACATTGATCAAAGATATCCCTTTTACCCGCTCAACTTCCTGCAATGCAGAAAATCCGATACTCACCGGATACACCGTCCCTCCCAGGTCGATGTGGTCTATCATGTCTGCGTGGCCTGAGTTAATACGCCGGTACCTTTAAAATTAAAGGTGTACGTAGTTGATTCCTCCTGCGGTGCATCGGCCGTTAGCTCTGTGATCCTTGCTGACCCGTGCCAAAAAGTATCACCTGACACTTCGGTGCTAAATTTAACCGTTACAGGGGTGCGGGCCACAGCCTGGCTAAACAGCGCACTAAATCCATAGGTATCTGAATATAATACCAACCCGCTTCCACTTATACTCCAGTTAATCAATCCCTCCAGGCTTTCTTCCCAACCACCGCTCGATTTTGTTGTCGCGTCCCTTGTGGCCGCATTTACATTAATCGAATGTGTAGTACATGAGCCAACTGCAACCTCATTAACATAGAGGATTAGCAGCGTTCCATTAATTGCCCCAGTAGTTGCCATTATTTCTTTTTCTTTTTAGATTGTAAAACTTCAATAAAATTTTCCGGCCTTGCCACATTGTTAGCTATCAGCCGTTTTCCGTAATCGTTTGTAACCCGTACTGATTCTCCACGTTTTACCAAATGGTTGCCAAACATAAAATCAGTTGTCATTATTATAATCATCGGTTTATTCTTAACATAAAGTCAACAGATCGTCCGTAATAGTCGGCATTGTTATCGAATATTTCCCTTACATTATCAAACCAGGCAAACTGAATAGATCCACCTGAATAATGATCCAATGCCAACCGCAAGGATTCATACAATGTACCGCAAGCTTTGGCCGTATCCGCGTAAATGTCAATCTGTAACCGCATGACATCTGTTGGCGGGACTGGTGTTTTTCGGTGAACCGGCACGTTTGATACAACCGTGTAAACCATGTACGGCAATGCTTGATTTTGCTTTGCCCTTTGTGGAAAAGTAGTACCGATGGCACTTAGTAGCGTGTATATGGTATCTTCGATCACATCAATCCTTTTTTGGTCAAACGTCTGATTTCCTTCTCAAAGATCATTTTAGCATCACGTTCAAACCGCATAATTACCTCTTCTTTTTTCGAATCCCATGCCGGGCGCATAAATGGCCTTGCAGGGATGGTTTTTGTGCCATGTTCTAAAAACATACCGTAAAACCCTGATCTGACTTTACCAAATGCACCTTTTACCCTCGGACCGGCCAGCAACATAACCTTTTTTGATCTTTTTAAATCGATCGTGCTAATGGAATCCCGTAACGTGCCCGGCTCAACAAGTCCATATTTGCCCATGTGAGCCTTTGCCGCAACCGGAGCCAACCGTTTCATTTCACCGATCAATGGCGCAACAGCATATTTAATTAGTTTCCTGACTGCCTTTGAATTATAAGCGTTGGGTATCTGGTCCAAAAGTCGGACAATTTCTTCACGATTCGTTAATTCAATACTGATCATGATAGGTTATCTTTTTTTACAGTCCTCAACACTTGGAAACGCTCCCGGCCAATCTCTTCGGCTATACCAATGACATCAAACACATCGCTGTCATATATGATCCGCAATGTCTCTTTGTACGTTGAATTGTATCGGACAATAAATTTAACGATCCTTACAGCGACCTTTTGTTCAGCTTGATAGGTTTCATTGGTTGATTCATACAGGATCTTTGCCCAGCAAGTAGTAAGCGTTGACCATACCGGAACTCGCTGACCCCATGAGTCAGCAACATCCGTGTATTGCTCTATCCTAATTCGCCGATCTAAATCTCCTAATTGCATCTTCTTCCTCTGTACTTAACCAATCAACTGTAAATTCTTTTTCTTGGTAGTGATCGAATGGCCAAATGTTTACATCGCTTTTTAGGTCAATAGCTAAAATCTTATCGGACAGAAAAGGTTTTTGAATAACCCCATTAGCATTCAATAAACAATCTGAACTAAAGTCAAGGCCCCGGTCAATGCAGTTGCTCCACAATTCCGGCACGCCTTCAATCTCTTCGATCAATTCCGTACGTGCCTTGACGCGGCCCCAAAAGTGTCGTGATATTGTCACCTTCTTACCTGGTACCGTAACCCCCAACGGTCCGGACATACATTCACGGTATTTAACCGTAACCATGTCACCCATCCGCTCAATTACATCCCGGCGTATTGTTCGCCCGCATCCTATCACATAATTATTTTCAAAGATCGCTTTCCGGCCTGTTGCAAGGTCAATAACCCCGCACCGTTTAATCCCTTCCGCTTCGTGGCTCCAGGAGTAGCTTCTCAGTAATTCATTGCTTAGTAAATCATCTGATCCTATCGTTAGCAGATAATCCCATTGATACTGTAACGCGGCCTTTAAACCAGCGTTCCATTTTTCGCCCAAAGGTTGATTTTTGTATTCAACCGGGATCACCTCATACTTTTTGCATAGGTTTTCAAATCCACCGGAATGAACCCCGACAACCGTCATATCAAACTCGCCACGTAACCGATTCAACCCTTTAAAACAAGTCTCGGCAACCTCGTGACGCTCCCAAAGCGCAGTAAGACAAAGAACTTTAATAGACACGGTACATATCGAAAAGTGATTTACTACCTATCGGCAATTCATTCATTTTTTCTTTTGTAACGTCTTGTCTATTTTCGTACAAGTGACCAATAATTAAATAAATACCAGCTTTAATCAGGTCAGGGACTGCGCTGGCTGCTGTCCCATAACCTGCATCATAATTAATCACAACAGCGTTTTTCCGATCTGCTGTATCTGGCCATGATTGACCGGGTTGTAAGGACAGCGAGGAAGGTTCACTGACATAATCAGTCAGATAAACCGTGCTGGCTAAAGTAGTCAGCACATTAGCTGAATTATAATACTTGACCGTATTAATGGCAGATACCGGACTGGGTGCAATCTCAAACGTACTGTCTTGATCGGCACCCGGAAAATCATCAAACATGGATTCCCATACCGTCTTAATCAGCGACCGGTTCATGTACTTTTCAGCCATTTGACGGGCGGCGACAATCAATGCAGCGATCAAAGTATCCTCGGTCGAATCATCAACCTTTAGATAAATCTTTGCCTCCGCGGTGGTTATCGGCTCAAGTGCTGGTGCTGTGATTATTTTTCTCATAATAAAAAGGGACCGGCCTAAACCGGCCCCGTTTTAAGCGTTTTCCGATCGATTAGGTTGATCCGTGTGCCATGTACTTGATCGGGTGCGTTCCGGCATCCAATACCTGGCCATCGGTCCGGGTCAGAAGCACCATTCCGATCTGGTCAGTATCTGCGAACCGCTCGCGAAGCACAACCAAACGATCACCGGCAACCTTACGGATAATGTAGTTACTGAAGTCGCCAAACAACACAGATTTTGCGCTGGCTCCAATCGAGGCAACATCCTGATTGATCGTGTAAGGATAACCAAGGATTGATTGTGGTGCACCTACCTGAATGTTAGGTTCCCATAACGGACGGCTGTTGCCATCGATGATCTTACGAATGTAAGTCAGCGTGGCAGCGTTGAACATAAACCTTGCATTGGGATGATAAGCCGGATCAACAGCCGCCATTAAATCAAGCAAGTTATTGTACGTAATCGCACTTGCACTTACACTTGAAACACTGGCATCTGTGGCGCCGGTTACTACCCCGGAGATAGTAGTTGTTCCTACTCCAGTAGTATAAGCTGCATTCAAACCTCTACCCATGCGTAACCCAAACAGGTCAGCCAGTAAGGTCTCCATATTGAAATAGGAATCCTCAATGATTTCACGCGATACCCTAACCAACCCCGAAGACCATTTCCATGCCTTTAACGTAATCGGCTTGGTGAAAGTCACATCAGCGGCGGACGTTTCCAAATTTGCGGCCTCATCAACCTGATAGGCAACATTCCCGGTGTCATTGGTTGCTGGCCACGGGATATCATTGCCGCTGGCCGTATTGATAATACGGGCTACTGCAAGCATTCCACCCCATGCCAATTTTGCAACCTCCAGTTGATTGCTGAATCCTTCGGGAATCAAGTAACCTCCTTTGCCATCGGTCGTGCTCTGTGCGTTGGTACGATACTCCGGAAATGGATTGATTGATTCATCGTTCATGCACCGTACATCTGGCATCTGGCCAATACCTAAACCCTGAGCCAGCAAAATCTGCTGAAAGGTTTTGTTTACTTTCGCCCGGGCCTCGTCTTTTGACATCTTCCCGGTTACAGTCATGGTTTCAAGACTTGAGGCACGGGATTTTAAAATATCATCAGCCCTTTGCAGACGTTCGATATCACTTTCCAATGTGCTCAAATCATCAGCCATCTTGTCCCAGGCCACACGCTCCTCCGCCGTGAAGCCTCTCTTTTCTGCTGTCAGCTTATCGTTCAAATCCTTCATCTGTCCGATCAGCCCAGCTCTTTTTTCTTTAAGCTCTTTCATTGTTTTTAATTATTAATTATTTGTCCGATAAGCTTTTCAGCTCTATTTCTCTTAGTTTTGCAGCCACCTCCAATTGATCCTGTGTGGCCCGTTCCTGTGCCATTTCCATTTCCGCTTTCTGTTGTGCCAGCAAATCCATTGACCGCTTCGCAACCGTTGTATCTGGATAAGCAGGATAGGTCACCGGAGAAACGTCAAACAAGCGTTTAAACTTGGTTATTGTACGGATCATTCGCCCATCCTGATCCTCATCCCATTTATCCTCATCTACCTGGAATGCAAATGAACTTTGATTTACATCGCCTCGTTCCATGCTTTTGATCAAATCACGTGAATAACTGGTATCCGGATCGTCATACTCATAAGCCAGACCGTCGTCAGTTATGGATAGTCGCAGCGTTCCCGATCGGGTCCGGCCTAAAATAAAGTCAGGATTATGATTTTTCAGGGCCCGCACATCGTTATCCAATACGCCGTCAAAAGCACCAGGTTTGATCTGTTCGCGGAATCCCCCCAGATTTTCAGATAGCTTGCCAAATACCGCGGCCAATCCAGCTACCTTTGGTGTACCTTCTTTGTTGATCCTGAACTCAACATCCCATATTCTTTGCTCTTTTTCCATGTCCTTAGCATTTACAAAGTTTACCCATCTTAGGTTTTGATCCTTCAGATACCTTTTGGCCTGATCCATTGTCCAAACCAACGTATCAAAATAGACCGTATCTCCATCACAGCGCATCCGCGTCCCCATTTGCAGGGACTTTGGCGTCTTGGTTAATATTGCTTTGTGCTCTCTCAACTGTTTGATAGTTTACAGGTACGAAATAAGCGTCACCACCTTCGTATGGATTATCATTTTCCTTAGCCCGGATCTCATTTGCATTCAATGAACCAATCTCCCAGCGTGTTTTGTAATACGCAGCCCGTGCCTGTGCATCCCCACGCATTAATCCGTCAACATTGGCCTCGATAAAAACATCCGGTTTTTCCGCCTCCATAATCATTTTTCTCGTATGCTCCTCCTCAATCCGGATAATCCACGGCATAAGGCTATACTGTACATATTCAATAGATTGGTGTTCAATGTTGTTATTCGTTGACCGGGCCAAATCTCCGATCATGTGAGGCGGTACGTTGAAAATACGGGCAATTTCGTTAACCTGAAAATTGCGGCTCTCTAAAAACTGTGCCTGGTCCGGCGGTATAGTTATTTCCTTCAGCGTCATACCACCCTCTAATATCATCGGCTTGTGAGCATTTTCGCCGCCAGCGGAGCGCATCATGACAATCGTCTGGAGTCTTTTGTATTGCTCATCGGTCAAATTACCTGGTACCTGTAACGCTGTTTCCGTATTTATACCATTTCTAAAAAATGTCGAACCAAATCCCTGTAAAGCTAAACCCAAACCAATGTTTTCCTTTGCTATCTGAATCGGACTTTTACCTCGGTATCCGTCCAATGAAAACCCCATGACATGAATAATCTCATCAGGCGTGATGATTTCGACCCCGTTAATCCGGTAAAACAATCGGTCTTCAATCAACAAAGGCTCAACCAGTGCGGGATGTATCGGAATCAGCGCCGTCACGCGCTCCATTTTATCTTTGATAATCCGGGCATAGCCATTGCCCCAAAGTAACATTGAAGCCGTCAATACCTGGATGTAGGTAAACTTGCTCATATAGTCATTCGGGCGCTCATGGATGATCCTATATGAATAATGATTTCGGTAAATTTCCTTACTCCCACCATCCGACCGGCGAAAAACCTGGTATGGCAATTGAGCGGCGGATTCTGACAACAGTTTGACTGCTGACCAGACGGCGCTGAATTTTAAACTTGACTCTTCGTTTACCTGGACCCCGGATTGTGTGTTTTGGCCGATCAATATATCATCTAACCATGACGGTGGCCTTTCTAAGTTACGCTTTTCGAGTAACTCGATCCTTTGTCGCAAGATTTTGGCATCCGTTACGACAAATGGCCATTTTGTTACCAATTGCATGGTAACAAAAGTAAAACACAAATAGCCGTCAGATATGTAATATTGTTACATTATTGAAAAGTTTGATTGATCAAGTCGGTCTGAACCTTATCGCTGTGTTTTTGAAAATGATCCCAAATTGTCCATTTACCCTGCATCTGATCATTATATCGGACCCATCCGGCCTGATGTTCTAAAACCATACGTTTTTTACCTTGTTTTTCTGCTAAACAACTTACCTCTATATCCGTCATCATATCCTCTTGCAGACTTTCCGGGCAAAAATACCGTAAGTCAAATGCCATGCACCCACATCCAATCAAGTCAACCTCATGATCATCCGCTACGTTATAAAGCACACGATAATCATAAATCTTTTGTTTGGTCGATAGCCGGGCATAATAAGACGCAAGGTTGCGATCAACTAACTTTTTGCCGTGATAACTGACAATAGCCTCCCGTTTGTAATGAACCAAACGTTCTAAAGTGTGTGACACATAATCAGGTGGGTAAATTAAATCATCATCACAAGCAAAGTATACATTATCCGTATCCTTTAACTCTTTGCAAAAGTGAAATTTCCCCCGATCTGTAATGTTTTCACCCCAGTATGTTTTTACCGTACCGGACTTACTGATCTTTCGCGCAGCATGGTAACCCTCTTCATCATTGCAGTAAATCAGCAAAAGATCCACTTGATCAACTAAAGAAAGTATCGTTTGGTTGACAATACCAATACGATCGCGAAATGTTGCTAAAGCTGCGATGATTGCCATATGATTGGATGTTGACCGGTATATAATTCAGTGGTTGCCCCGCGCATCGATGGATGAACGGACCGGATTGCTTCAATCGTTTTACGGTTCTCCGGTTTCCACATTCGCCAAACCATGTTAAACCATTCCATGTAATTAAATTGCGGGTAAACCATATTGTAATATAGTAACTTGCGTTTAACTTGCTCCTCATACACGTAACTGTAATGTAGTATCCGTCCACGAGTATAATGATATGGTTGTACTTGCATTAAATCCTTATTAACTGGTGTGAAAAGTGTCGGCGGTCGGTGTGAAGTATAAACCATGCCATGTTCATACCGGAATATCCGGCGTGCCCAAGCATCATAACCCCAGCCGTCACCGCCAACCCCATAATATCCGTCTGTTTTCCAAAAATTGTATAATTGGAAGCTGATAACGTCCGGGCGCTCCTCGTTCAATATCTGATAAACGTGGTACAATTCTTCGTATGGCAAAAACTCATCAATGTCAAAATAAAAAACGTATTCGGTATCTGAATCTACTTGAGCCAATGCCGCATTTTGTTGATCTACTTTTTCAACAAATCGTAACCCGCTATTGGAAGTATCCCCGTTTTTTTCAAACCATTTATCCACTACCCCCATTTGAATGATCACCTGATCGAAGATTTTACTGTAATATTCTTTAAATTGTGGCAAAAGTGGATGATCTGCTTCACCACAAATTGATATCATGGCTGTTTTCATTTGATAAAAAGATAATCGTTGCCTTCATTATGTACCTCTCTGTAAATCTTTGATATTCGCCTTATAAACGGTTTTGGATTTTTGTTTTCGTGAAATTCTACCATGAAAATACATGGGAATAAGTTATTTTCAAACATCCAGTTGATAACCCGATATTCGGCACCTTCAATGTCGATCTTTAAAATATCCGGCGTTTTTTCTATGCAGTCAATTATTTGTTTTAACGAATAAACCGGTGCTTCAAAATATTCATACGTCCATTGCAAGTTGTCTATTGAACAACTAACATAATCCGGATCGCTTGGTAAGTAAAACCGTTTTAGGCCCTTTTTGTCCAAAAGTCCCCAGGGATAAAACTCAATATCCGGGTAATTCTGCATGAACAAAATGCTTTTAGGCGTAGGATCAAAGCATATTACCTTTATACCCGCTGCAATCGCTTCCAATTCAAACGATATGTCCTCGCCAACACCAAAGGTAAACATTGTACCTTTGAACAGCGAACGGTCAAACCATCGTCCACCGGTTTCAGTACCTATAAATTCCATTTGGATATAATTTTATCAATTTCAAATTCAGGCAACCGGTTAAACTTCTGACTATCCGGGTGCCCCCCAAACCAATGAACGGCATAACTATCTGATAGATCCAATACCTTTCCTAAGTAATATTCCTGCATCATAAAGGATTGCTCAATCGGGTAAAAATACCGCATCGGCGTACGGTATGCCTGATAAAACTGTATCGGATTGGCAGTTATATACTTATCCCATAACCAATTTCCAGCCTCACAGTAGCTTTTTGGACCTTCTTTTAGCTTTTCGCCTACCCTGTTATACATTTCCAATGCGATTGGGCACCGTTTGAACATCCCCACAACGCCGGAATAGTTGATCTTGTCACCGCCCCAGACGATGTCGTAATCAGTCAAAGTATTAAAGGATTTTACAAAGATCTGATCTAAATCGAAGTAAAACCCTCCAAAAACGTACAATGACTGCCATCGGAGTAAATCACTGGCATAATTTGGCAAAATACGATCAACTTTATCGTAAATCAGGTCTGTTTTAGCTACTTTTTTAAGGTAATCAGTGCCAGTATTTGTCATAAATTCAAGCTCTTCCTTGCCTTCCCATGTTTTCTCATTACTACAACCCTCGACCAAATGAAACATAATCTGCCAATCGGGATGCAAATCCTTGAATGTTTTATACGCTAAATAGCGTAAATAGGTCAATTTTACGCCTTTTGACCAGATAAAGTGTGTAATTTTGGGTATTTTGACTGGAAAACCCAGCTTTTCACGTGCTTTAAACACCTCTTCATCCCGGCGTATAAATGTGTAATTATGAAGCAAAAGTTTATCATACGGCACCAAACCAAAATCCGCATGTTCGTGCCTGATTAAAACATCTGGAAAATACCTGATTCGATTAAACTTTTTAGCCACCAACTGATATTCTACATCACACCTTTGGCTGACATAGTCTTCATGGTACACATATCCCCACCGGTCAAACCATTTACGTCCCATGATCTGGATCGTATTGATTTTGTCCGCCTGGAATCCATCATTAAACCACAATGCCCCGTCTGTATCCGGGAAATATTCAGCCATCCGGCGCCGGATAATATCATCTAATCCTTTCACTTTTGGAATCATATCGTCAGACACAATTACTACAATATCCCATGTACGCGGTTCACCGTCACCTTTGAATCCAATACCATGATTGACAGCCTCAATTTTACTTTTACATTCAGCAACGGCATAACTCAGACCACGATATTTCGATAACTTTTGTAAAACCTCCGGATTGTTTAACTCAGGATCATCTGCATCAATCGTTACTAACCAATCGCTGTTTTTTTTGTCAATAATCAGATTATAATACTGGTCCAAAGTCTGAAAAAACTTTTCGCGCCGGTACCGGATCGGGAACTTCCACAATATGCGGTAAGGTTTATCTGAGTTTATATTAATTACCTTAACTGGTACCTTTTCAGCAATTACAGATAACTTTTCAACCAATCCAGCCCAATACTTAAACCCCTTCTCCCTTACTGTATCCCATTCCCAGGTTATATGCAAAGTGATAACCGGGTGTAGTCGGAAGTCATAATTGTCTAATGTGCCGTAATAACCTGATTGCAGAATTGGAATACTGGATGCTATTACATTTTCGCATAATATCTGCTTAAACCCGGACTCCTCTAATGCCCGTAAAAGTTTAGCATTGATCACATTACACACCGGAATATAGGTATTAACAGGGCCTAAGTCACGTTCAATGATAACTTTCCCAGTTTTGATCCGGTCAATAATTTTATGATCTGAAGTCATATCAAACTCATCGAACGGTGCTATAAACGTCCGGTTATTATACGGATCTCCGTTTTTTAAGCATTCGGCACTTTTCAGCTTGTAGTCGTGTTCATATCCGTGCTGACAAGGGATAATGTTTTTGTTTTTCAACTTGCGCCCATAATTCAGATAAGTCAATGGAACAATTCCCAAGTGTATCAATATCCCATGTCGTTCAAATTCATCGAACATTTTTTCAAACATATCCAGTTGCTCGGGCATAATCGGTCGAATGCCGGAAGGATAATCATCAATTCTAATTATCATTTGGATTTCTCTTTTAAGTAACGCGATAAACTAACCCTGAAGCTTTCGTAACTTGCAAACCTTCGCCGGTCAAAATGTGCAAAAAAGAATCCTTCAGCACTTTCATAAGCCTCCTCATAGGTTTTTGTGTGAGGTATCCGGGTAATCCAAAACTCGTAAAAGCCATGAATATCCAAAAGTTTCAGTATGTGTTTCTCATACTTTGACTTACTCTCAACAGCAACCTCCGGCATTAATGGTGAATCTTTTGCAACCGGCTCAATGATATTAGGCTTTGGTGTGCGTGGCTTTCGAATCTGGTTAGTCATAACAGTCTGATATTAAATTGTGGTACCTTTTCATTATCCCGCATCCAGACCGCGATAGCGATAGTTAAGGCAACCATGCCGTCAATCTTCCCGGCGCTGTTGCCCTTATCCATGCGGATGTTATCGTTTGGGTCCTTCTTAATTACAATGTTTGAATTGTTCCATCTTAGAATAGGATTGCCTCCATGGTACAACTTTTCGTTCCGGATCAACGTCTCCAGTTTTTTTGTCGGCTCGCCCATTGATGGAATCCCTTGTCGGACCTCTTCTATCTTAAACCCACGATCCTGCAAATATATAGCCGTTTGTGTCGCATTCCATGGATCATATCCCAGTTTGATTACCTGGTATTGTTTAGCCATTCTATCTGCTTCAGCAATAATAAAGTCATAATCCGTAGTATTGCCCGGAGTTACGTTTAACCAACCTTCGTTTTTCCACCGGATATGGTCGGCCCCATCTTTTACACGCTGTCGCATGGTATCCTCCGGCACAAAGTAGCGCACAATCGCAAATGCAGGATCACCCGGAAAAAACATCCCCACGGAATTCATATCGCTTGTACTGGCAAGATCGACCCCGACGTAACACTGACGGCCCGTTAAATCCGGCAACGGTTTATTACATCGCATAAACACATCATCCTGTATCCAGGTATCGGCACTATCGGTCCACTGGTTAAGATTTTTGGTTCGGAAGTCAACTTCTTTGGTGCCGCCCTCGTTCTTTGCCTGTAAAAACCGGGTTTGTAAAAAATCTAACTTTACCGACACATTCAAATTCGGATTGCTCTTGACCCAGGTCGATTGATCGTGCCAGTCGTCCTGTTCATCTAATTCATAAATCAATGCCAACAAACTCTCGTCATGCTTTATGCCTTTTAGTATGTCAATTGAGCTTTTCCGTAATGCCGAAAAACATGGATAATCCTTGTTGAACCCTGCTGTTGTGATCACGTCAATGACAGGTTGTCGGCGGGCCCCCATGCCAGATTCCAATACGTTCAGCATATCATCAGTCTTGTGAGCATGGTACTCATCAATAATTCCCCAGCTTGGGTCAAACCCGTCTTGAGTATTGCTGTCAGATCCTAAAGGTTTAATGAAGTTGGCATCCATGAGGATGCTTTTTGTCATTACCTTGATTTTCCCGGCCAGTTCCGGCGTGCCCTTTACAATCTGTTGAACATCTTTAAATCCAATACGGGCCTGGTCTTCCTTTGTCGCTGCAAAGTAAATTTGAGCGCCTGGCTCCCGATCGCCCATTAAATGATACAAAGCCTTACCGGCACATTCGGTTGTTTTAGCATTTTTCCTGGCAACCTCTTTAAACGATGTTCTAAATCTTCGGGTACCGTCTTCGCGTTTCCACCCAAATAACTGTCCAATGTAAAACACTTGGTGCGGTTCCAATACAATCCGTGAACCAGCCCATTCACCCTTCCAGTGACGTAACACTTCAAAAAACTTTATTGCCCGGCCAGCCAATGCCTCATCAAACTCAAACTCACCTTTCTGCTGATCATCAATAAACCGTTGCACGGCCAGTTTAATCAGGTTGCCCGTAACCAACCGGCCCGACAAAACGTCTTCAATGTATTGGTTAAATCGGTTCATTCAAAAAGTACAGGTCGTCTGATTTTTTTTGTTCGCCAGCTGATACTTTAGCCCTAGCAGCCGGCGTTACACCAAAGGATTGACCAATCTTATAAGCCCGGTCCAAATATTCAAGCATTATGGTAACTTCCGGCCTTTTTTGGTGGAATCCGTTCGGTGTCGAATATACCTCGCCTCCTTTTACAGTTGATATAATCATCGACATATCCATAGCCCGCCCCATTAACATAGCATACATGGCTAACATGGCAAGGTCAACCGAGTAAAGCATATTGTTGTTATCCAACTCACTGATTGTTTCATTCCAGATTGAAACGGAATTATTCCCAGCCATCAAAACAGTCTCAGGGACTTCAGGTAACTTTGTAGGTTTGCATTGCATGACGTTGGCTGGCATCCGGCATTTCTGTAAAGTCCCTTCCCGTTTTTTTTGTTCTAATGGTTTTGTTCTGTTTGGCATACCCTTAAACCTTTAAAATGCATGAATAAAAATTGGGT